GCCTAAAGATGCAGATGTACTTTTGCGCAGGGTTGGTTTTGTACCTATCGAACATAGTTACAGGCTAACTATAGGAGAATAAAATGGCAGCATTAAGCACAGTAATTGCTGGTGCGGCTTTAGGTCTTGGCGCGGCGTCAGCAGTATCACAAAAGATTGCAGCAGATAAACAAAGAAAAGCGCAGAATAAGGCTAATCAAAAGCAAGCTACTGCTGTTAGAGAAGCAAACAGACTTAAACTTACAAAAGCAGGCACAGGCGCAGAAATTGTATTTGGTACTTCAAAGGCATCAGATGAATTATTACGTAGGGGCCGCAGAGGAAAATCTAAAACAAAACCAGATAAGAGTGATATTGTAGGGGGATTATAATGAGACCTAGACATATGATTACTTCTATTTGGGAAGACATGGAAACAGAAAAGGGTGATCTAGCAAAGAGATCAGAGGCATATGCAAGATGGACTATTCCTGCTGTAATGCCCGCTGACCCTTATTCAAACACAGAACAAGAAAAAGGTTCTGTTATGATCGGCGCAAGGCTAGTTAATCATTTGGCTAACAGGGTAGTAGATGTTCTTTTTCCTGTATCTCGTCCATTCTTTACAGTTGCCCTAACTCCAGAGGCTAAGCAAAAATTGGAGAAAGAAAAAGGTGAAGAAAACACAGCTATAATCGAAGAAGCAGTTAGGGACAGCACTTCAAAACTAGAAAAAGTTGCGATGCGTAAACTAAAGCTTACCGAGTATAGACCTGTAGCTATCAACACCTGTAAACATCTTATCATTGCCGGAAACGCACTATTACGTAGGATGCCTTCTGGCAAAAGAATAATGTATAGTGTTAAAAGATTTGGTGTTCGTAGAGATATTGAAGGTAACGAAATCGAAGTTGTTTTATATGACAAGAAAAGATTTAGTACCTTTGATAGAGAAACTAGGGAAATGATCCGTGTTGCTCAAACCCAGTCATTTACCCAGCAGTCTAAAGATACAGACGATGTTACTTTGCTAACTAGATATTATAAACTTCCTGATGGTAGGTGGCAAGTAGAACAAGAAGCTGACGGAGTATGGTTGGATAATGACCAGACACTTTCAGCCGAGGATTATGATCTTCTTATATTAACATGGAACCTATCAACAGGTGAAAACTATGGTAGAGGTCTTGTAGAAGACCACGCGGCAACTTTTCATAAGTTAGATGTTACTACCGAAGCTGTTACTGATCTAATAGCAATCTTGTGTGATATTAAATTCTTTGTAAAGCCGGGAAGTGCTTTATCTATGCAAATAGCAGAGCTAAACAGATCGAAAAGAGGTGACTACTTTGCCGGTAATGAGGGCGATGTAACGGTTCCCGACTTAGGTAATCGTGGTAATCTTGAGACGATGTTAGGGGCAATCCAAAAGTGGGAGAATGATTTATCTCAGGCTTTCCTGCTATCTAGTGTTAGAGACGCAGAAAGAGTTACCGCAGAAGAAATTAGGTTAATCGCTAGTGAGCTAGAAAGCTCGTATGGTGGATTGTATTCTAACCTAGCTTTATCTTGGCAGCAAAAAGAAGCAGACTATGCTATTTCACAAATCAACTTTAATAAAGAGATTGGTGGCGGTATAGAGTTATTTGAGGTACTAGTTACTACGGGATTAGAAAGCCTTTCTAGAGAGGGTCAAATTGATAATCTTAGATTAGCTATTGCTGATTTACAAATGCTACAGGCAGTTCCAGACAGGATGCAGGCAGCAATTAATCCCCTTAGATTTGCCAGCTTTGTATTTACAAACAGATCGGTAGATTTAAAATCCTTCTTAAATACGCCAGAAGAAATGGAAGCAGAAAGACAAGCTGCTCTTGCACAAGCTGGAAGACTAGCAGAGCAAGAAGCAAACGCTAAGGTTCAAGAACATGCGGGTAAAGCCGCAGTAGACAAGTCATAGGAGAGATAGATGACAGATAAAGCAGAAACCTCAGAGGTTACTGAAAAACAACCTGATAAAGTTATCGAAGTAGAAAATGGTAAAGTAACTGAGGTTGAAAAAGAAGTAGAAACAAAAGAAGTAGTTACTAATGAAGAGCCAGATACAAACCCCGAAGAGCCTACAAATGAAAAAGAAACTGTTGAAGATGGAACTCAAGAAAATGAAGTCGAAACAGAAGACAAACCTCTTGATGTAGATGTTTGGGGAGATACGGGATCGGAAATTGGCAACAGTACTTTAGCTCTTTTACAAAATTCCGGTATTTCTACAGAAGACGCTAAGGCATTGCTGTATGATGCAGTAGTTGCTGGCGATACAACTAAAATTGACCAAGCTGCTTTGGAAGAAAAGGTCGGTAAAGATAAAGCAAATCTAGTCATGGCCGGAGTAAAAACATTTATTAGAGAAACGTCTGAGAAAAACTCAAGTATTCGTAATGAAGTATTTACAGCAGCCGGAGACGAAGATACTTGGAATAAGATGATTGATTGGGCTAAATCCAATGAAGTTGATCTTACAGAGTATGCCGAACTCATTGATGCGGGCGGCGCAAAGGCGCGCTTTGCAGTGGCAGAGATTAAAGGTCTCTATAATGCAGACCCAAAAAATACTGCTATTCCTGCTAATGGTAGGGCTTCTAGACAAGAGCCTACTACAACAGCAAACCCATCCATTAAACCTATTACATCAGCACGAGAATATGCTGAGTTATACGATGCCGCCTATAAAAAGGGCGACGCAAAGGAAATGGAGCGTCTAACACAAGCCCGTAGATTAGGGCGTAATTCTAAATAAGGAGACATAAATGTCTGGTATTAATATCCCTGCTGATAGTACACATCTGTCAGATCAGGATCGTGCAGATATGATCGAGCAGTACGGCGGTACTGTTGATAGTCAGTTTGCTAAGCGCTCAATGATGAGACGTTTTATTAACACACGTACAGTTCGAGGTACAGATACACTGATTGATCGTCGGGTTGGTCGTACTTCGCTTGTTACACTTACTCCCGGTGTTCGTCCGCCTGCTACGCCTACGCCTTTCGGTAAGGTTTCAGTGACGGTTGATACTGTGGTCCTAGCTCGTGATAACCGCTCGATGCTTAATGAATTCCAAATTGACTTTAATGCTCGTAGAGAGCTTGGTATGGATCATGGTAAAGAGCTTGGTAAATTCTTTGATGAGGCCATGCTTATTGCAGGTATTAAAGCGGCTGCTAAAACCGAGGCAGATAGCCTAAACGGTGCCTTTGGTGATGGTACTACAGCAACACTTGCTGCATCTGGTGATGACGAAGACCCGGATAAGCTTTATGAAGCTATTGCAACAGGTATTACTGAATTAGAGGAGAAGGAAGTTGATGTAGAAGAATGTGCAATCTTTGTGCGTCCTACCTCTTACGACGTTCTACTCAACAACGACAAACTGGTTAACCAAGAGTTCAGCGGCGATAACGGTAACTTTGCAAAAGGTATGTTTAAGGTTATTAAGGGTGTTCCGATTGTATCTACACCTAGACTTCCTCGTGCTGCCATTGCAAGTCACCCATTGTCTAACGCGGGCAATAGTAACTTTTATAATATCAGTGCAACTGAGGCACTTACTCGTGCGCTTATCATGCACCCTAAATCCATCCTTGCCGGTGAAACAATTCCGCTTACTTCTGACGTTTACTTTGATAAAGTCGAGAAGCAGTGGTTCATTGATAGCTGGTTGGCATTTGGTGCATCTGCTAATCGTGGTGATGCCACGTATGCAGTCCGTGCATTTGACTAATAACAACAGGTCGGTCCTTCGGGATCGGCCTTTTTTTTTGTTTATCGTATAGTTCTGTAAATCGTACTCTCCACGTAAGGACTATACCATTAACAAAAGAAAGGCAAAGTAATGACGACACGTATTCGTTTAATAAACAGTATGCTTGCTACAACAGGTACAGCACCGCTTAGTGCGTCTGATACTATGCACCCAAGCTACAAAGCAGCAAATGCTATTCTAGAAGACGTACTAGAAGAATTTAGTTCTCAGGAACTGTGGTTTAATACGTCTATTAGAGTATTAACTAAAGATAATGATGGTAGGGTGCTAGTACCCGCTAATACGATGACGTGCGATCCCACGGACGGAAATAAAAATTACTCTATTAGAGGGCAATTTCTATTTGATAATAATAATTCAACAGACGTTATTAACCAAGACGTAGAATGTATTATTATTAGTAAACTAGATATAGAAGAATTACCACCCGCAGCGTATCAATATCTTAGGGCGCAAGCTAGATATGAGTATTATGTAGATCAGGACGGAAGTGGTACAAAACTTCAAACATATAGAGAAATGGTTGCTAAAAAATACAGTGACCTTATTACCATGAATATGAAGATGCAGGATACAAACTTCTTTAACTCACCCGCGTATATTAACTTCTTAATTAGACGTAGAGGAGCAGGTGGCAGAGGATATTACAGTAAAGGTACATCAGTAGATAGAAATCTATTAGGTACTTCTAATTACGTATAGGAGAATTTATGTCAGTACATGGAAGCTTAGGTGCATTGCTGCAAGGTGTAAGCCAGCAACCACCACATATACGTAACGATGGTCAAGTAACCCAACAAATAAACATGACCTCTGATGTAGTAGAGGGACTCACATCTAGGTCGCCGACAGTATTTAAAAATAGTGTAGCTGGATTAGATTTAGATGTTAACTTTTTAAAAGTAACTTTAAACAATCAAGAGATTTATCTAGTATATAAAGAAAATTATCTTCGTATATATGATGTAGATGGTAATCTTTTGCCACTAGATACAGATAGTTTATCATATTTGGGTAATGATTTAACCTCTTATACATATGACAATAAAGTGTATGTAATTAATAGAGATAAGGTTGTTTCTACAAAAGAAGCACAACAGGATAGAAAAGACGAAGTAGTTACTGACATAGGCTTAGTATCCTGTTTAGGTGGGGTGTTTAGCCACACTTATTCTATAACTGTAGAAGATGATGAAGGAAACAAAATAACTGCCTCTTACACTGCACCAGATGGTGACGTTGAGGGCGACGCAGCAAAGACAACTTCTGACTTTATTATAGCTAGGTTAGCAGCAGGTTTGCGGGGTTCCGGTAATGCAGAAATTGATTACGACTATCGTGCTAATAGATCATATGTAGATATTTATGGGGACGAGTTTAATTTTACAACTCTTCCTGATGATATTATACAGGCAGGTACATCCATACCGGGTATGGAAGTTCAGACCGCAGGCTCTATTTTATTAATTACTGGTGTAGAGAATATTAAAATATCTGTAGAGGATGGTTCTGGTGGGGATAGTTTACGTTATCAAACTAACATTGCTAAAGATACAGATGAGTTAGCTGAATTTGCGCCTCACGGTACATTAGTAAAAGTATTAGGGTTAGATGGTACAGAAGACGATTTCTACATGCGTTTTGAA